CCTAATTAACAATATTATAAAATTCCAGCAAGGATAAAGACGACCACCTTTTGATTTGCTGGTTTTTACATTTATGGAAGTTTGGAAAAAAATTGAACAGTTTGATAGTTATTCAGTATCAAATAAGGGTATGGTAATTAATAATTATACTCAAAAAATTAGAAAACCTATTGTAAAAATACAAGGATATGTTTCTATTACTTTTTATAAAAAAGTAGATAAAAAAAATAAAAGTATTTCAATTCACAGATTAGTTGCTTTGGCTTTTTTACCTAATCCTGAAAATAAACCTCATGTAAATCATATTAACGGAATAAAAACAGATAACAGAGTTGAAAATTTAGAATGGGTAACAGCTTCAGAAAACGAAAAACATTCATATAGTGTTTTAAATAAAAAAAGCAATGGAATTATAAGAAGAAAAATACCATTAAATGAAATAAAAAAAATATTTGAAATGAAAAAAAAAGGTTTTAATCAAAAGGAAATATCTATTTTTTTTAATGTTAGTCAAAGCGCTATATCTTTTATTGTAAACAAAAAAACATATATAAAACATGTATAATTTACGTGACTATCAGGATAGAATAAGTACTGATATTGCAAATTTATTACCAAGTAGAAAGATTTTATATTTAAATGGTATGGTCCGTGTCGGCAAGAGTTTAATAGCTTTAGAAACTTGTAAAAAAGTAAATGCTAAAAAAGTTTTGTTTATTACAAAAATTAAAGCCTTTTCAAGTATTCAATCAGATTATAATAACTTTGGTTATACTTACGAATTAACTATTATTAACAAAGAAAGTTTACACACGATATTAACAGATGATTTCGATTTAGTAGTATGTGATGAGGCGCATCAGTACGCTTCTTATTGTAAAGCGAGTAAATATCAAAAGGATATACGTAAAAGATTTGGAAATAAAATGTTATTGTTGTTGTCTGGAACAATGACTCCAGAAAGCTATTCTCAAATATTTCATCAATTTCAATTGAGTAACCATTCGCCTTTTAGAAGTTACAGTAATTTTTACAAGTGGGCGGTCGATTATGTAAATGTAAAACAAAAGCATTTGGGATTTAAAGTTGCTAATGATTACAGTGACGCCGATGAAAAGAAAATTCGAGGAATGATAAGGCATTATGTTTTTACAGTTACTCAAAAAGATGCGGGTTTTTATTCCGAAGTAAACGAGTTGGTTTTAGAAGTTGAAATGAAACCAATTACTTATCAAATAATTTCGAAACTAAAAAAGGATTTATTTGTGCGTGGTGCAAGTGGTGTTGAAATTATAGCAGATACAGGCGCAAAGTTGATGCAAAAAGTACACCAGTTAAGTAGCGGAACTATTAAAATTGATAATGATAAAAGTTTGATTATTGATAATTCAAAAGCGGTGTACGTTGCTGAACACTTCAAAGATGAAAAGATAGCAATATTTTATAAATACGTTGCTCAATTACAATCTTTGAAAGAAGTGTTAAAGGATAAATTAACTACTGATATTGATGAGTTTAATAATTCTGATAAATGGTTAGCATGCCAATACATAAAATATAGAGAAGGTGTTAACTTAAGTAAAGCAGATTGTTTAGTTATGATTGAGATTGATTTTTCAGCTACAACTTATTTTCAAAGTCGAGACAGGTGTACAACTAAAGAAAGATTAATTAACAATGTTTTTTGGATATTTGGAAAAAATACAATAGAACAACAAATTTATAAACGTGTGATTGATAAAAAACCATTTACTTTAAATCACTTCTTAAAAGAAAACAAAGATGTCAAAATTTCAGTCAAAAATAATTAAGGAATATGAAGATAAAGGTTATTTAGTTTTAAAAACTATTAGGTTAAACGTAAACGGGTACCCAGATTTGTTATGTCTTAAATCAAATGAACCTACAATTTTTATAGAAGTAAAAGAAGCGAAAGATACTTTAAAACCTTTGCAAAAATTAAGGATTGATGAATTAAATAAATTAGGGTTTAACGCTTTTTGTTTACAAGATGGTAAAGGGATTGTTTATCCAGATGATAAAGAAAAAGAAACTTTAGATTTTTAATTATGGCAAAAGCAAAAGTAAATATTCCAGACACTAACCCACCTATGCAAATTATAGGAAAAAATAATATTTTGAATGTTGTAAACGATATTCAGAATATTAATATAAAAGGTAAAATTTATAAGTGTAGGTTAATATCGGTTAGTAAGGATTTAGAAGCATTGCCTAAATGGATTGATAAAGTAGAGTGTTTCAATTGGATTTATAAATTTAAGATATTCGAATGTGAGTTTAAATATATTTTGTTTACTTTAGGATATGAAAATCAGATTTTAAAAACAGAAACGAAATGAACAACATCGAAAGAACTTCTTGCGAGTTAATAATTCAAGAGATAGATAAAAAAGGATTTGCAAATGTAGCGAGGTTACAGAACTGCATTGATAAAGTAAAGCGAGTTTTGAATATAGATTTAGAAGTGAGTTCGAGTGGATATTTAATTTATAAAAATAATTCACAAAAACAGTTGTTAATTCAATTTTAATTTGTACATTTGCTAAAGTCAAAAAGGATATTCGCACTATCTGACAACAAAATAATAATTCATCCTTTTTAAGAAAACATCAGTGCGAATGGTGTGAGTATTGAAAAGGATTTTTTAATTGAAAAAATTATGAACTACAAATCAACTAAAGAAATAAAAGAAGTATTCGGCATTGATATAACAAAAAAAAACCGTACTATTCCGTACGTGGCTTTAAGATCATTTTATGCTGAAATGAGAGTAGAACAATTAACTGGGAATATTACAAGCCGATACACAACAATTTCAAAAGAAATCGGGTGTAATAGAGATAACGTCTATAACTTGCTTAAAAAGGGTAAATTGTTTAAAAAAGACGAATGTATCAAATTTATATTTGAAGCGTTTAAAACGAAAGATAAGGTGCTTTTAAAAGAATATGAAAAGCAATTAAGAAAAACAAGAGCGTTAAGCAAAAGTGAAAAAAGTTTGAAGATGTTTAACGACGGTGTTAGTTATGCACAGATACCAAGTCAAATCGCTAAAAACGAAAAGACAATTATCAAAATGAGCAACCTGAAATTAGCGGAATTTTTGAGACTTAATAAAGAATTTAAGCACCAATTGTGGTGCGTCCCTGTTAGAAATATTTCAGCAAACCAATGGGAGCAAGTGAGAAGTATAAATAAAAATATGTTTGATTCAATAATTAATTAAAAAATAATACGTAAATTTGAAAAAAATAAACACTATGAGAAAAACAATATTATTATTAGCAATAACCTTAGTAGGTTGTTCTAAACCAGACGCACAAACAGAAACAAGTAACACACCTTCAGAAGTTGTAAGTGATAAGATTTACAACAACTTAGTTTATCTTGACGGGACTTTTGAAAAATTTAATATAAATGGGAATAATCTACCAGTTAATATCGGAGATGCAGTATTGAATTTTGAAAAAACAACAAATATTAAAATTACGAATGAAACTTTTGAAACAAATACAATAGCTCCAATTGGATATTTTAATACATACACCACATACGCACTACCTGGACACACGCAATTTCAATTTTATGAAAATCCAAGAATCATAATAAAAAAAATCGAGTACGCAACAAGCTACGGTAAAGATAGAAGAAGTGAACGTTATAGTTATTAGAAATGGGAAGGATGAAAAATATTGAAAGTCCTGAAAAACTAAAGGAATACTTTTCAAAGTACCAGGAAGAAACTAAAAAAAACCCTTTTATTGTAAAAGATTGGGTTGGTAAAGATGCAACCGATGTATTTAGAGAAAAAGAAAGACCTTTGACAATTGACGGTTTTGAATGTTGGTTATCTGATAACGGGGTAATCGAGGATTTAGGCGATTATTTAAAGAATAAAGACAATAGATATGCAGACTTTGCACCTATCTGTTCGTATATTAAGAAAAAAACCCGTAAAGACCAAATAGAGGGAGGTATGGCTGGGATTTACAATCCAAGCATAACACAACGACTTAACGGATTAGTTGAAAAAACAGAAGATGTAACACCTCAACAGCCTAAGAAGTTAGTAATTAAAATTAAAAAAGATGAAGATAATTAATATTAAAGGCTCTTTTTTGTTATTAATAATAAACAAAGATAGCGTAAAGTGTTATTACTTTTATCCTTTGAGTTGGTTTAATTGGATTTATACTAAAAATAGTTTCGAATTAAAAGAATTAACTATTAAATTAATTGTTCAAACGTACCAAGAAATAGAAAAAGAGAATGATCAGCGATATCGAGTTTGAAAAAGGTATATTTAACGAATTATATTTTGAACTTGATGAGGCGTTTTTAAACGACCTTATCAGGTTCATCTTTATATACGGTGGCTCGAGTTCTTCAAAGTCTTACACGATTGCTCAGAGGTTAATTATCTATATGATGGAGGGATCAAACAACAACTCTTTCGTGTTTAAGTTGGTTAGTAGAAAAATTGACGAGACTATATTCGCAACATTTGTAAAAATTATAAAAAGTTGGGGATTAGAAGATTATTTTAAAATTCAAAAACATTATATCGAATGTAAGTTAACAGGCAGTTATACTAATTTTTCAGGACTTGATGATTCAGACAAGGTAAAAGGGCTGGAGGGTTATACAAAGATATTCATTGACGAGCTGGATCAAATAGCTTATGAAGACTACAAGCAGTTAAGAAAACGTTTGAGAGGGCAAAAAAACCAACAAATCATTGCTGCCTTTAATCCTGTTTCTGAAATGTCATATATTAAAACTGAGATATTTGACAAAGAAAAACTAATTGACCTACCAACAAAGGCGGGCGATTTAAAACAAATAAATGAAAAAGGGAATATGTTTTTATTAAGAACAAATTATCTTTTCAATATTTGGATTGTAGGCGATGGAAAAGGTGGTGGGTTTATTGACCAACACGCAATAGATGATTTTGAAGCTGACAGGTTAACCGATATTAACTACTACAATATTTACTGTCTCGGTCATTGGGGTAAACTTCGTACAGGTGGCGAGTTCTTAAAGCAATTCAAAAACGATAAACACGTCGGAGAGTTTGGTTATAATTCAAACCTACCTTTGCATATTTCTTTTGATGAAAACGTACTACCTTATTTGACTTGCAACGTATTCCAGGTTGAAAACGGTAATATTAGACAGATTGATGAAATTATGTTGAAAGACCCGCTTAACACTTTAAAAGATACTTGCGAGGAGTTTATGAAAAGATACGGAAGTAATACGCACGGGCTTTTTGTTTACGGAGACAGTACTTCTAAAAAGCAAGATACTAAATTACAGAAAGGACAAAACTTTTATTTATTAATCAAAGGATATTTGTCAAAATTAAAACCTATCTTTAGAGTTCCAAAAGCAAACCCTTCTGTATTAATGTCAAGGAATTTCACAAATGATTTACTCGCAGGACAGATTGAAGGAGTAACATTTGGAGTAGATAGTAGATGTAGAAACTCAATAAATGATTATCAGTACTGCACCGAAGATGAAGAAGGAAAAGTAAACAAAAAAGTAATAAGGGACAAAGTAACAGGGCAAAGTTATCAGGAATTTGGGCATGCAAGTGATGTATTACGTTATATTTTGACCGCAATGTTCCTAGATAAATATAAAAAATTTCAAAGAGGATGATTTTCGGAATAACACTAAGCAAATTTGAAAGGATAAAAGGTAAAGAATCTTTTAATCCAAACTTTTTAGAACGTTGGCAGTTCGGACGCACTTCAAAAAGAACGTTCAAAGTACACGACATTCAAGAACTAACATTTGATAAGTTTGTAGATTGTGAAAATTTTATTGAAAATGAACAATTTAAAGAATTTTGTACTATATTTGTAAAGCGTAAATGGTGGCAAACTATTTATTTGCATGAGTTAGAAAAGATAATTCTTGAATACGCAAGGCAAAAAGCTGAGTTAATAGAAGAAAACGATTTTATCTTTAAACCACCGCAGTACGGAGAGCCACAAAAAGAAACAATCGGTAGCGAATTACGTAATGAGTTTGCGCAAAGATTTGGAAACTATGTTATTTTAATGGACGTAGTAATGAGATGGGCGAACACGAGTTATAAAGAAGTAGAGCAGTGGAAAGTCAGAGAGTTTTTTTTCTGGGCAAACTACTTAAAAGGTCAAAAAATAATTGAAAACGTAAAATAAAAATATATGAAAGCATTTATTATAATTAATTTAATCAATTTCTTACTGAGTTTATCAGTAACGATTTTTTACGTATATCCGAAATGCAATCTTTTTATTTGCATTTTCTTTTTACTAGGATTGGTTTACTTTACTAAATTATTAATTGAACAAGCATTTAGATATTATGGCAAATCAATTAAGTAGTTTATTAAATTTAGTAGTCGATATATTCGAAGCAATGCCACTTGTTAATACGGTTGTGTTCAAAGATGACAATGTAGTAGATGTTGAAAAAGAAAACGTATATCCATTGGTATCGATTTCCTTATTGTCAAGTCCTGCTCCAGAAACTAATCAAAGAGAATATAGAATTGCGTTTGAAATATTTAACCAAAGGGACGATCGAAAAATACCAACACCAAGTAAATTAATGTTAGATACTAACTATATTGATAATATTGGAATTTGCGACTCAATAGCTAATAATTTTGTCTTGTCATTTTTGAAGACGCACAATGATTTTGATATAGGAATTACCAACGGTTCAATATCAGAATTTGAAAATGCAAGAAAAGATGAACGCAATTGTTTGGATGGCGTTAAATTCGAAGCAACATTTTACACACACCAAAATAATATTTAATATGAGATTATACAAAGTAACATCAGAAAAAAAATCTTTAATAGTAGCAGCACACACACCACACCAGGCGGAACAAGTGAGCCAATTAAAAAAAGTAACAGTAGAAGAAATTAATATTGCTGAACCCGTTATTGTATGTCAAGAGAATACACAGACGGAGAAATAAGACAATACATTCGTGAGGTTGTTTCTGAGGCAAAACGTAGCGCAAATGTAGATACAGGATATTTAAAACGATCCATTGGTGGGGATTTAATCGGGCGTAATAGAACCGTAGAATTTCGTGAAATATTCTATGGAGCTTACAATGAAAACTCCAAACTGTTAGAGATAGCTAAACGAATAATGCCAAACGATATTGATTGGAAAATCATATACGTAGATGAAGAGGGAGGCGAAACAACAATCAAAGGAACAACCAGAACAGGGCGAACTATTAGAAGAAGTACTATTACTTCTGAAAATGTAAGTAGTAAAAATATAAAAGCATTAATAGCATCTATACGACGTGGCAAAAAGAAAAACGATACAAGAAAGAGAAATCGAGAAGATAACGAAGAATAGCCTTGATAAATTAGGGCGTTTAGTTTCGGTTGTTACAGCTCGAAATTCAAAGGTAAGTAAATTGCAAAAGGAACACTTACGGGATTATGTTAATTACCGAGTAAAGCCGTTTGACACTTTAATCGTTTCTCAGTTCCGATATGGTAAATGGAACACTCCAAAAGGAAAAGCAACGCCACAAGATAGAAGTAATATAAAAGACACGCCGATACTGAACGCAATTAATGAACACGTGCCAAGTGCAAAAAAAGTGTTTATAAAAAGTATAGTTAGCTTATTGAAGTCTCCAATTAAAAAGAAGTAATTATGATAACTCCAAAAGAAAAAGCATTAGAGTTTTTCCAAAAATACGGTAAAGAAGCGATGAATTTTTTTATACAAATGAAAGACTTATTTGAAAAAACAAACGCTGTTTTTCTAGTGGATTATTGGGATGACGTAGAAAAGGAATTAAATATTATTATAAAGTAGAATTAAAATCGTGTGAAGATGCACGACACTTAAAAAATGGCATTAGCAACACCAACATTAACTAATATAGATTCAAAGGCTAAAATATTTTTAGCTGAGTCACCTATACATTTTAATTTTCAAAACGACCTTACAGACGCTTCAATTCAAAAAGTAACGGTAGAAGTTTATATTTGGCGTGGTTTTCAAACCGCAGACTTGCCAGCAACTCCAACGCTGGTTTTTAACAATATAAAAAAGATTTCGCCACATGATAACTACATAGCTATCGAACTACACAACGAAATCAAATCATACATTACAAGTTCAAACCTCAATAAAAATAACCCCCAATGGGCGTACAACACAACAGACACAGCAACGACTGCGGGGGAAGGGGTTTACTTTCATATCGTTTACCAAGTAGATGCCGAAAGTATTAAGCAATTAGGTACTTACTTTGCAACGACTGGTTATAGATATTCATTTGAACAAAAAGGCGGAATGTATTCTACTTTTAATGATATTGAAACATTTAGAAGATACGCAAAGAATATCCGTTATGATAATTGCACAATCAATTTAACAACGGTTGCTGCTACTTCTCAATCAGGAATAGGAATAAATGGTGTGATTTCACAAGTTGAAGTAACACCTTCC